GCTTCACTATTCCAACCATAGTCTTTAAAATCTTTTGTTAATTGTTCTACTAATGATGTTGTTGGTACTATTATTAATATCTTATTATTCTTCTTACTTCTTAACCTAAGCAGGTTAAACCTAGCAATAAGATAGACAATAAGAGATTTTCCACTAGCTGTGGGTGATAAAAGTAAACAACGAGATTTTTTAATTGCATAAACAAATGCCTCCTTTTGATAATCTCTAACTTCAAATGGTATTTTTAAGGCCTTTATAAAACCATCAACGGCCTGTTCATCAACTGTTACATCTTTAACTTTTGTACCATCTACGACTTGTATATTGTTGTCTTTGCACCACTTATTAATATAAGGATACAAACCAGCATAAATTGTTTTAGACGCATAGTTATATAATCTAATCTTTCCGTCCCATACTCTGTTACGGTATTGTGGCATAAATTTAAAACCAGGCACCTCAAAAGTAAAGTATTCTCCTATATCTCTACGGATACCATCTTCGGCGTCTATCGTTAAATAGACTTCATTTTTCTTTTCTAATACTATATATTTTGTTAAGACCATTAAAATACTGCCGATTGATATTCTTTAGAGTTACCAACCTTACCTTTTAACATTAAATTAAAGGCAAGACTTATTCTATTATTTGATGTTTTATTTACAGGTACATAGTGTTGTAGCCACGAAGGAAATAAAATTAATCTATTTGTTTTGGCTTCAAACTTTAGTGAGTTTGCATTATCAACAGATTTATTTTTTATAAAAGGCTGTATTACCGTGGCTTGTGGTCTAGGGTCGTTAAAGATAATACCTGAAGCTTCATCTGCGTCAACATAAAAAACACCACTTATATAATTGTTTGAATGTGTATGTACCTTATGACTTTCACCAGGTTTTAAAACATTTGACCACATATCAGTTATTATTATTTCATCAAACTCATAACCTAACTCATCTAATATTAAATTTGAATCAGTAAGTATCTTTACATTTAAGTCATTGTATATTGAATTCTTATGTAAGTTAGGTGTGCTTTGCCAATTTTCTTGACCTAGTTCATAATCAGAAACTATATGTTTTCTTATATCTAATATTGTTCTATCATTAAGAACATTATCAATAATATAAACATGAGTAGGAAATAAGTTAAAATGTTCCATTAAACTATCCATGTCATAATAGAATATCTATGACCCTTTGTTACCTTTTTTACTTCGTGAGGAAACATAAAGTTAGAGGGAAAGACTATACCTGAACCTGCTTTTTTTGGTGCTGTATATAAACCATCTGCTAATACAATTTCACCACCCTCATAGTCATCATTTAAAAATAATAAAGCTGTAATATGTGGGTAACCAAATTGTTGACCATGTGAATGATGTATATTATCAATATGATTTTTCATAAAGCCACCCTCAGGATAATGATTCAATCTATATTGAGAAAAGTTTTCTGGTATAATTTTTGTAAAAACTTTTATATATTGTGATACCATATTATAAAAAGTATTTTTTAAATCTTCACGGTACATATCACCTTTTTTAATCCAATATTCATTCATCAATACTCTCTTACTAGATTCAGGTGATAAACCCTCACTTACTGAAAATGATGATTTTTTCCATGGTGCATTTTGATAATAATAATCAACTATTTTATTTGTTGTATCTTTACTCATTACACCATCATAGTGTTTAATATAATCAACTACACTTTTCATTAGATAGCACCACTAGTAAACTTACGCCAATCAATTGCGTTTTTAATTGCAAAGCCTCTATTTGATATCTGTCTGATTGTTTTTTCTAGGTAATCTACACAAGCATTTAAGTATTCACACTTTTGTTTTGCTTTAATTAATTCATCATCTGATTCAATATACTTATCAACATCTGTCCTTAATACCTTTAAGTCAAATGGTTTTTCAGCATAAACAGAAGCGTCTGCCTTACCAGTATAGTATTCCCACTTTATTCGTTTTAACTGACTATAATCTGTTTCTGCTTTTGTCAACATCAATTTAAACTTAGTATAATGTTTCATATACTTGTTATGTAATTGTGGAGTTTTAAGAGATTCTAAATCTAGTTCAGTATCGTTAATCTTTAGGTCTTTGTCGACCTGTTCTTGTAATGTTTCTAAATCCATAATTTTTCCATTATTAATATTTCATATCATTATATCACAAAAACCTAAAAAAGTAAAGGTTTATTATGAAGTTGTTACAGTTGTTGATGAAGCACCAACAGAGGCAAAATCGTATCTATTATAATTAAAAGATACTGTCGCCGTTAGATATTGTACATCAGCTGCTTGTTGGTCATACTGTAATTCACCAATAGAAGTTGGATATACATCTCTAAATCTTATTTCTTTAATAGGGTTATTTTTACTTGTTAATACCACTAAGGTTGCGTCTGAATATAAAGCACCTTGATTTACTGCACCAAACTTAACTTTACCTGGTTCAGTAGAAACCTGATTGTCGCCACCTGGAAACCTATCATTGCCAGCGGCAGCGGCATTTTTGTATTCTCCATAACTTTCTGGAAAACCAATACCTCTTAACCAACCATGTATTTCACTAAAGTTCTCTAAATTTTCATCTACCATAAAAGACATATTTAAAGTACCATATGTTAGTGTAGTACCAGGCATTGGTAAATCTACAAAAGGTGTAGGTTGTCTAACTTCACTTAGAGATAGTGAAGGCACATTTACTCCTGTACAGAAATATTCTACCTTTGGTAGTTTTGTAATTTGAAATTTAAACTGCGTTGGTGACGCATAATCTAAACTTGTTGGTTGTCGTGCAAAACTATTTGTTGTTGTCATTATCGACCTCTTCCCACTCTTTTTCAGTAGCTAATTGTTCTAATTCTTTTTCTTTATCAGTTAATATTTCTTTTTGATTTTGTATATCTTCTATTCTTTTCTCAATATACTCTAACTGATTTTTTTTATCAGGAAATGTAAATACAGATACTATGATAATACCAGCACATAAACCTATTATCCATATGTTGTCCATAAGTATTTTCCTCATATAACTATTTATCCATTCTGGAAGGAGACCAAAAAAAAAGGGGACCGAAGCCCCCTTTTTTCGTTTTCTGTATGAAACAGATTACATCAAGTTAGCAACTTGTACTCTTTGATAGTATCTGTTAGCGTTAGCAGAACCAGCACCGTTAATAACAGCTGCGTCACCAGTTCCAGCTTCAGCAAATGGATTTGCTTGTAAGCCGTATCTAGTTTTAAAGCCGATTTTCGGTTGGAAAGTATCTTGACCAACTGCTCTTACCATTTGTAGTGGTACATATGGACAATAGAACATACCAGCGTCATAAGGTGAAGTACCTTTATAACCTGCAACATAGTAATGTGCAGCTGCTGAGTTAGCAGAGTATGGGTCAATGTACACTTTAAATCTACCGTTAAGAACACCAGCAAAAGTATTGCCTGTGTCATCAACATTTAGATTGTTGTTAAGAGCTGGAGTATAGTCTAATACACCTGCCATTTGAAGAGCACTTGCAACATCAGCAGAAGTAATGATAATGTTACCTTTACCTCTTCTTGTTCTTTGTGCTATTCTGTTTGCATCTCTTTCAAGGTTAAACATAAGACCTTTGAATCTTTCAACAGACCATCTACCGTTTGAGTCTGTATCTAAATCAAAGATACCAGCAGTTGTTACATGACCAGCTGGTGAACCTTTTTCAGCATTGATATAAATTGTTCTTACAACTTCTCTGTTGATTTCAGCTAAGATTTCAGCAGAAAGAATGTTTGCAAGTTCAGTTTCAGCGTCTAAACCATGGATTGCTTTTAAGTCTTGAGCAAGTTCCATAGTGTATTCAGCTTTAAGTGCTCTTGATTTAGCAGTTACAGTTGACTTCTCGATTGAGAATGCCATTTCTGCAAAACTATTTCCAGAAGCGTCACCTAATGCTTCAGCAGCCGCTGTAGTCATACCAGTACCAGTTGTGTAAGTTCCAGCAGACGGTGAGTCGTTTAGAACCTCTGGGTTAGTACCAGCTTGTGCTGTTGATGAGAAACCGCCAGTAGATGAACCAGCTTTGTTTCTGCCTGAAAAGTCAGAATCAGCTTCGTCAAATAATGCTTCAGTTCCGTCTTGTGCGTTGTATCTACTTCTCATTGCAAAGATAAGTCCAGTTGGACCAGTCATTGGCTGTACGCCAGCGATATCATATGCAATTAAATTAGGCATAGCTCTTCTTACTAATGAAATAAGAATAGGGTCCCAATTTGAAATAGAAGCACCAGTTGAGTTAGTTGGAGCAGCTTCGTTTAAGAAAGCAGCGTCCTCTTTCATTGCACGCTCTTGGTTTTCCAAGATTGTAGCAGTAACAGCTCGTCTGTAAGAATCACCGATTTTTGGTAAATCTGCGTGTTCTAAGACTGGCTGCCATTTTTTTTCGTGTGTTTCAGATAAGTACATATCTAATCTCTCCTCTATTTGCTTTTATTATTTCGACAACTTAATGTCTTTTGTTTTAGTAATAGCGGCGGAATAAGCAGCCATGCTTTTTGATAAATCTACATTTTCAGTATCTTCACCAACCGCTACATCATCAATGTCAGACGAAACTTCTTTCTTAGCACCGAAGTAAGACTCTTTAATAGTCTGTATCTTTGCTCTAAAATCTTTTTCGTTTGTGTATTCAACCTCTTCGGCAAGTTTGTTGAATTTCTCCTTAGATGTATCTGCTAAGTCATCACCCATTTCGCTAACGATTTGAGTTCTATTCTTTTCAGAGTTATCTTTGTTTAGTTCAACATTCTTTTCGATTTCTTCGTCTAATTTCTTTTGTAACGAATCAATCTTTGAAGCTTGGTCTTCTAGTACATTATACTTTTCGTCTGGGACTGAAATATAATGCTCTTCAAAAAGTGTTTTCAAACCAGAGATAAAATCTTCAGCGATTTCGCCTTTGATTCCTCTTTCTAAAGCCAATTCGTTTTCTTTCATCCACTCTTCCACAACATATGCTAGGTATGAGTCAACTTTTTCTACGAGTTCGCCTTTAGCTTTTTCTGATTCTTCTTTTAATTTTTCTTCGTATCCAGCGTGCATTTTCTTTTTCGCTTCTTTAACTTTTGAGTTAACAGCAGCTTCAAATATTGTTGCAGCCTTCGACTTAAATTCTTCGGACAAATCTTCGTCTTTGACTAAAGCGTCAACATCAGCAGTTACATCAATGTGTTCATCTGCTTCAGTATCTTCTTTTTTGTAAGAAGCTTTCTTCATCATCATTTCGTCTTTTGGCATATCTTTTTTCTTTTTATCCATTGACATCATTTCTGATTTTTCGTCTTCTT